CCCGGCGCGAAGTTGGGCTCAATGTGTATCATGTTTACATCATAGTGCTTTGCGTCACGGGCTATCTTGAGGTAACTCTCATTGATATCTCCCAAATGACCACCCACTCGGCAGACATAGAGGATGCCATTCAGGGTCTTGATGATACTCCAAGCCGTCTCGTCGGCTCCTCGTCCCGCTGGGTCAACAAACAGGATTGATCCCGTGTAGTCTCGCCATTCTGAGTCAGCGAAAAGCGGCCCTAGAAAGGTATCACCTGTGAAACCAACGTTGGGTATGTCGCCTCTGATGTTTTTCTTGTCGGTATCTTGTCCCCACTGCACCGTTATGGGAGCCTTGGTAGCGTTGACTCCCATAACAATGAGATCATGCTGCTTCAACGGGTATCTATCGGCGTCACTCAGTGTGGTGTCTAGCTGATACTGCAACGCGAAGAACGCTTTACCCTTGGATTCACGCGAGATCAGGTCGTCTTCACCGAACCTCGTGGGATCTGTGGGCTTGTTAGCTAGTGTGCTGTCCTTGTCTACGTCTTCACGAATGAATGGAGCTAGCAGATTGACCGTATGGCCATCCAACGTCTTAATCTCGTAGACATTCTGCTTGTCAACTGGCGGATACCTCGCGGGAATGCAGAATGATTCGTAACCACGGTCTCTTACGAGACGATTGTAGATACTCTCTTCGGTCTGTGGTGTACCTAAGAATAACACGTCGGCTGCTGGGCGTACTAACTCCCCATCTTCGTAGTGAACGGGAACCTTAATCGCCTCAAACTCCGACAGCGACCGCATCAAGGTTTGTCGGGCTTGCTCCGTCCTCGCGTTCGTTTCGATCTCGATGTCATCCGCGATAATTCTGGTTGCTCTTGATCCTGTAATTTGACCACTGATCCCCGCTGCCTTGAGGGATGGCGACTGGGAGAGCGATGCCGCCCTGACATCAAACCTGTCAAAGGAATTTCTTTGTTCATCTTTCGGCCTCAAGTGTCGGAGTAAATCAAACGTCATTAAGATACCCTTCGCTTGCGCCACGAACTCTTTAGCCTTCACGGAGCTAGCAGACACAACAAGTATCTTCTCATTGGTTGGGTCTTTGTATAAACACCAGAGTGCATAGGCACAGGCGATGTAGCTTTTACCCACTCCGCGAAATGCGCGGATTACATCTGTGCGTCCTGTCAGTGGATCATAAGAATCCACATGACCTCTCTGCATAAACTCAGCGATTTGGTACTGGACCCGTGTGGGCTCAGGAAGATTTAAATGCTGCCAGATCAGGTACAGGAAGTTTCGAAAGTCGGCAGCTACTGGATCAGTTTGGGCTTTCTTCATCAAACGGTAGATGCTCTAAGAACTCTTTCAGGACTCCAGATCGAGAACCAGCGGTAGGAACCACTTCTTCTGGTGGACAATCTCGTAGATATCCTCTGGCTACTGACAGTATAGCAGCAGGGGTTTCTGTGCCTTGCTCGTGGATTACACCAAGCAAAGTGTCTACCAGAGCGTCCCTTAGTTCGTCACTTTTATTTGACATTCTTCCCCATCACTTTGTTAAAACCACGGTAACCAAACGCTGCTGCGATTGCTGCACCAACGGCCATAATGTACCATTCTGGTACTGATTCTTTTAGAACCATAAATCCCTCTCGCACATAAGGCGCAAGGGATGGGATGAAACACATCATCAATGGAACCGATAGAACGACAGTCCAGTATTCATCTTTCCAGCTATTGTCTGCACCCTTAGCCTGAGTAACATCCCACTCGATCTCAGCCACTGCCTTGGCTTTAGCGATCTTTAGCTTCTCTTGTGAGGCTGCTTGTTTACCTTCAAGCCAGTTAGAAGCGAGGCTACCAACGACACTAATTGCCGTTCCTATAAGCGAGATCATCTAAAAAACCAAAGCGACCAAATTGTAACTCTAGCCATCTGTTTTCCCTCTGTTAACCCATTTCTGAACCGTCTGAGTTTCGTAAATTCTGATTAAGCTCCAGATGATCGTGATTAAGGCAGCGGTTGGAGGTAGCCATGAAGCTAGAGAAGACACAACTATACTGACCGAGGCAGCGTCAATAATCTGCTTTGTTCCCTCGTTCATTTCATACGCCAATGCCAAGAGGTTGAACAGGTGTCGTCATTTCACCATTGAATGCTGGTCCCGTACACCAGCCAGCTTGGGGATTAAAGAACAGCATCGAATAAGTGTCTTTGCCTGTGTAGAAACGAAACGGGATACCAATCAGAGACGTTCCCGCAAACAGAAGCTTTTCACCTAAGCCTTTTATTTGTTGTTCAAACTTCTCAAGATCTGGGTGACATATCAACTGTGACTGTTGCTGTGCGGTGGAAGTGGTAGAAAAGAGGCAAACAAATAAGATTAAAATCAAAAGTGTCCGTGTCATTTTTCCCTGTTATTCCAGAGTAAGAATAGCGCCTTAACTTTTTCTTCTAGGACTTTTAACCTAGTGTTAACTTCAGTTCTGAAAGCAGCCCCTAAAGCTATAAGCCCTACTATACAGGTTATTTGAGGCCACCAGTCTGTTATGATTTCAGCCATTGATATTCATCTAAAACAAAACCATAACAGAGCAGACACAGCAGTTATATCAGCCATGACTGACCATGCGATGTAAGAGCGTAATAGCCACGTAGACATCACGGCGTATCATCTACTTCTTCGATGGTACTTTCGCCTGCCGAAATTTCTTCCAGCATTCTGGCGTAGTCCATATTCATAGGATCGTGGGGGATAAATGTGCTTGTCCCTTCAGGATTGTAACATCGAACTCGCTTGATATTATTTTCCGTAATGACATGCTTGAAATATTTCATGATCAAAGCTCCGCACTAAAATCTATAGGATTATTTGCATCCACTCGACAAGATACCGCGTCTCCAGCCGTCAAGCCGGAAGCACATCCCATCCAGTGCCTACCACCTTCTGGAACGATGTCATCAAAACTGGAGGTGTTCCAAGCAACAAAGGTAGCCCCAGGTATCAGAAAATCGCCCCCGGCGGCTGTTTCTATTGTGATGGTCGGTGCGGCTCGTTTGACAACTTGACAATAAAGCACAGCGATCCCCCCGGTGGTGGCGTATGCCTGACCAATTGCGTGGTACTTATTCGCCGCAAAAGACCAGCGCTCGAAATATCTTTTACATATTCGGTCGGTCGTCTCGTAATCTTCAAATTCAAAATCTGTCGCAGCGCCGACTTCTAGCTGGACTAAGCCGATATAAATATTGTTGGCCGTGTTGTCCAAAAGATTTTGAATGGTAGCTGCGCCATACTTCTCACCCGATGCCCAAGTATTGTCACTTCCAGCCTCAAAACTTGATCCAGCCATTAGTGGAAAATACAGAAAGAGACCAATTCCAGTGTCATTATTGATTGTTCCTCCTGTATCAGCAGCAAATGTTAAACTGAACTGTTCAGCAGTGTCAGCGGAAGCTACAGTAAAGGGGCGCCAAATGTATCTGTCGCCATCAGCCTGATAAATAGCTACATAATGTGTGCCAGACTTGGGTGACCGGAAACAAAACGATACGGTTATCGCTTCTGCACCTGCAAGCCCATACTTCAGATGCTGCAAATTTTGCGCCTCAATGGGTTGTGCAACAACAAATCTGTCTCCTGACGCGACTGAACTTTCGGCAGTGGTCACGTCGATTTTCATCGCAGTGTCAGTGCCAAATGCAGCAAAAACACCTGACGTATCTTTCGTTACCGTCACCGCACCTCCGGTTGTTTGCCAGTTTTTCCATCGATCTGTTAAATAGGCTCCACTAGCAGGACTTGTAACCGTCCCTCTTTGCGCCACGGTAAAGTTACCATTCTGGATTAAATTCTTTCCCGGCGCGGCAGCAGTATGCGCGGTCGTCTCTATGGTCGCGTGGCTGCGCAACAAATCAGCGATGGATCTATTGATGGTCATGGGTCAGTCCTTTATGGGCTACTAGCAGCATCACGCTCTGCCCGAGTTTTGTAATCATCTCTGGCAAGAAGTGCGGTGATTAAGCCGTCGTCTGTGGCTGGCATAGTTTCAACAGATGCGTCTGCCTTCAGTACCGCTGTTGCTTCTATTGCCATGCGCTTCTTGCATTTGCTTACCTTGCCAACAACTGCCGCCTGTACCCAGTCATCAATGTCTAAAAGGTCATTTAATAATGCCTTCGCATTAATGTCGGATATTTCTACTGTAAGTGTAACGGTCATAATATTTTATCCTACCTTTACTATTGAAAGCCATGTCGATCCGGCTGATATATCCAGAGTGTCGCCACCGACACCGGCGACATACACGGTCAGGTGAGCAGTATCCGAGGCGTCCATGTCGCAGATCATGCTGAAGGAATGACCGACAAGTACGGAGTCGCCAGCTAAACCAGCCCAGTTTCCAAAGTTAAAATCATATGTACGATTTGAGGTCACAATTCGATTGCGGGCGTTCGTTGGCGTTCCCGACCAGCCAGCAACACCAATAGCACCACAAATAAGGTATGATCCCGTTGAAGGCGCAGTGAAGGTTGGCGTGGCAAAGTCAGAACCCGTATCTTTGAGTTCCGAAGTAAGCGGAATGGTGTATTCTGTGCCGTTTCCCGTGACGTTGGTTGTGCTCGCGGCTTGGGCAAGGACGGATATACCGAAACCTGCTGCTGCTGCCGCACTAGCCCAAACAGTTCCGTTCGACGTTAGGACGTTGCCCGATGTGGACGGAGCCGCCGTCGTCATAGCCCCCGTCCCTGCGCCCAGCAGCACACCATTTGCCGTATGTGTAGCAGCCCCGCTGCCGCCTGATGCAACGGCCAGAGGGCTGGTCATTACCACCGCGCCGCTAAATGTCCCGCCCGTGCTCGCTGCGACCACGTCACCGACAGTGAGAGCCTTGACGGCTTGTATGTGGATGATATCCCCGGTAGTACAGGCTGCTAGAACTACGGACGTACCGTTGGTAGCCGTTATGTCGGCGCTATCTAAGCGGACGCCGTTCAGCCATACCTGACAGCTACCATCGCCAACGTCATAGCTTAACGTAGCACCACCAGCATCAGCGCCCGTAAATGTCGTTTGCGAACTTGTGGCCACATACTTGAATACATTTAGACCGTGATGAGCGGTCGGCTCTGCACCTAAATAAGGCATATTTTAATCTCCCGGCTTTGTTGGCCATGAGGGGTCGGCTGGGTCAACGGTGTTATCTGGCAGATCACGCAAAGTCTGTCGATACGTTGCCCATTCTGCTTTGTTATCAAGCGTTACATCTGAAAATTGGGTCCAATCACATCCTGCTAATAGTTCATTACGAACTACTCGTAATCTGGCTAAAAATTCTGCTGGTTTTTTAGCGACTTCGGCATTCCATTGAGCAGCGATAGCCTCCTTCTGCTCCTTCGTCTTCTTAGGTGCCCCTGGTGTCTCACCAACATCGTTTGCTGTATACATAATTGTTACCTTTACGAAATTGCCAAGCCATAGAGCCTAATAACGCCCGATGTGATATTTCCTGCTGAATAAAGAAATCTAATCCCATCAACAGCCGCAGTCGCACCATTGTAAACACCTACCGAATGATCTTGCCGAAGCATAGCCGGAGAGTCAGTGTTCATATATATTGTGTCGCTTTTTAATACCGGAAATGCCGCTGTGGATGCTGGGCTAAACAGCCACATTGTCCCTCCCATATGTCCATCAGAATTATTCTGTGAAGCGGAAATAAGCATCTGAGCAGCACCCTGCGAACTACCATGTCCAACGAAGCTAGTTCCATTGGCCTCACGCTTCGTGATGATGTATTCGTAATCTGTCCCAGCAGCTTCAAAGCTTGAACCGCCATCATCGGATATACGCACCCACATGTCCGCACCAGAGGTGGCGTTCAAAATAACATCAAGGACGAAAAGGTACGCTGAATACGTGCTAGTGATCCCTGTAGTAAAATCCAGTGATGACGAATTAGAAGCTGTCTGTGTATCAAGTAAGTTCAAACTGCCACCACCAGCCGCTGCCCAAGTCAGGCCGC